CTGCTTCATGTATGTTTCCTTTTGTTGCATTGCATTTAGTTATTAACCTAACAATTACAACCCAACTTTATGAGTAAATATTACTGATATTTTTTCCCTGGAGAGATGAGCCAAAAGGCTCACTCTCTCTATTAGTTTAGTCTAGGATATTTGTACACCCCTATGTACGATTATTGGACACCCCTATATACAACAATCGTATACCCGTATATACAATCACTTTTGTTTTGGTTTATCTTTTTTAGCATCTTTTTTGGTCTTTTTCTTACCAAATATCCTGTCCCAATTATCCTCAAATACTTTTTTATCTATTTGTCTTGGTCGTTGATCGCTACCTTTCCCATTCATTATTTAATCTCCATGTTATTTAAAATATGACAAATTACTTCAACCGTGAATCCATTGCCCAACATTTTATAACGCTGAGTATTTGATACATGGTTTGTATAATCATCTGGAACTGTTTGTAATCTTTCGCACTCAATAGGAGTTAGCTTTCGCCAATACACTTCTAGCTCATCCCCGACATTGGTTCTTGATGCAAATTCTCTTGTTAAAGCATGAGACTTACCATCAACATGAAAAACCCTATCTTGCATGTATGGTTGTTTACCACTTGCTTTCTTACTAGGATTAATTTGATTAGGTTTTCTTTTATCAATCATTACCTTTGGTTCTCTATTGCCACCCGTACAAGCATTTAAAGTTGGTGATTTACCATCTTCTGAATAGACTCTTTTTAATATGTCGTGACCATTTATATCTATAGCTTCACCAACCTGGATTGGTTTATCAATCGCAATAACACCATAAGGAACGCCTTTGTGCATATTTCGCTGTTAAACAATTAGACTTTTTGCTTTCATGTTTTATGTAATGCTCTGCTCTAGTTTTACCACCCGACCATTTCTCGCTACCTCTATTCATGTATGCAATGGCTTTATCTGACAAACCTTTCTATCTCTCTTGTCTCTAATATATCTCTTAAAACAATGCCTCTTTGTTCAGGCTGTTCAACTCCAGGGATATTTGTCCAATAATATCTGACTCTATTTTGTGCTGACACTAACGCTGAATTAATTAAATACTTATTCACATTTGGTAAAGCCTGTTCAGTATGAAAAGTAATATACTCTTCAAACTCTTTTTTCATCTTTACGTTCTCCATTAAGTAATAAGCATTAGGATTATTTTCTATAACCTTTTTCATTACATCTAACATTACCCAGAACAATTTACCTCTTTCATCTTTATCGCCTAACTGCTTACCAGCTAGTGACCAAGACTGACATGGAAAACCACCGATAACTAAATCAATAGAACTCCAATCAATATCCCAAGACTGCCAATCAGTAACATCACCTATTTGTATAATATTTGGATAATTTTCTTCGCTAACTTTCATTGCGTATTTATCAATTTCACTTGCATAGTAATGATTAACATCAATACCAAGTCTTTCAAGAGCTATACGCGTACAACTCATACCATCAAACAAACTTAAAACATTCAATTTCCTTTCTCCTTAGTCCCATTCAAAGGACTTTTTATTTTCATCTAAAATTTCTAAAACTGCACCATTACGAACCAAAGTTTTAGTTTGGTAATCTACGTTACCCGAATTACTTTTAACCAGACTAGCCTTAACAACTGCCATTCTGTCAAATTCAATACCTTGATCCATGCAAATCTTTTCGCAAGTATCACTATCAGCCAACCACATAGCTATCGCGAACCTAACTGAATCAGTAATACTTGAAGCACCACGAATTTCAGCTCTATGGCTTAGTGCATCATCTGAATCATTGGTAAGAGCCGATTTAGCTAAATGATGAACGGTGAGACATGTTACCCCTAGTCTGGCTGATATGTTTGCACAGTAAGAACCCCACAATTGGCCTACTTCATTACTTGAACTAATATTTCCCGTTGTAAATGCCTGGAGTGGATCAAATACCACTAACTGTAAGTTTGGTATTGTCTTTAACTCTTCAACTAATTCTTGAGCCATTGATGTAACGCCCTCTTCCCTTAATAAAATCATTGGTTCTTTTTGTTCTGGAATCGGAAAGACATACACATCATACTCAGATTGAAATCGTAAACCTAAAGGATCAAGCGAAGCAATCCTTCTATGCACTTCAGACAAATCATCTTCGGCTGCAAAAATTACAGTTGATCCTTTTTGCATGATGTTTTTTCCCCACCATTGACCACCTGTAGCAATACCCAAAGCAAGTTGGATCATTGATAAAGACTTACCAACCCCACCTACTGCCGCAATGATTCCTGGTTTACCAAGAGGAATAAAACTATCTACTAACCACTCAATTGGTTTTGGTTCTTCAACCAAGTTACGAATAGCATATTGTCTTATGTTGAACTTAGACTCTAATAACTCTAACTTAACCTGTTCTAATCCTTTAGCTAAATGCAGATCATTAAAATCACCTGTAATACTTGGTAGTCTGGAAACACAATTACTAACTGCATTAACCTACCTCGTTAGCATTTTTCTCACCAATACCAGACGTATCGTTATCAAGTGCAATAACAAACTTAGCACCCGTTACCTTACGCAACCTAACACTCGCTGTTAAACAGAAATTAGCAGAGAAGACCACCGCAACAGGTAATCCTGTAGCTTCAAATATAGAGCTTCCTGTAGCGTATCCCTCGCATAAAATTAAGGTATCAAGATAGGGCAATTCAGTTGCTTCACAACCAATTAAAAATACATTGCCTTTAATCTCGCCACCACCGACAAACTTTTTACTGCCATCTGGAAAGATATATTGGAGGGACTTTATATCGTTTACTAATATACCGTTATCACTTTTGGTGATAGAATGCACGGGAATCAATAGGTTTCCATTGATTGTTTTTAAACCATAGCTTTTAACCTTTTTATCATTTAAATAATTATGATCCGTCACTTCATTCGCACTAGCAAACTTTTCTTTGGCATATATGGAAACCTCTTCTTGCTTCTTAGTCTTAGCTTCCTCTCGCCTTTTTTGACTTTCCTCCAACTTAGTCTGCATTAATCGTTTTTGTTCAGCAGACATCTCGTTAGGATTATAAGAAGTAAACTTCCACTCCTGGGATGTTCTCCAATTACCGTAAATGCAAATAAAATTATTATCTAATTGATTGTACGCATAGTAACCAGATCGTTCATTTGATTTATCTGGTCTTGAATTTGCAGTTGCACTAACGCTAACTCTAACTAGATTGCCTGTGGTATCTAAAAAATCTACAAGCAAACCATTAGAACGCATCTCACTAATAAGATCGCCATTAGATTTACTGGTACTTGTAAAAGCAAAGTTCTTGTCTATTACTAAACCTTGCTCACCATAAAATTGTGTTAAATCAGTCATCAGCCTGTGCCTTAGAATTGTTTAAATAGCTAGACACAAGCCTTCGGACAAAATTTATTCTGTCTTCCTTACTCCATTCATGCAGAACGTAAGATTTATTTTTTTTGGAAGCCTCTATGTATTTAGATTTGCTTTCCGATAATGCGACAGATAACAACTCCTCGTTGATCTGTGCAAAGTTTTTGATATGCTCCATTTTTTTGTTTTCCCCGATAAGTTTAAGATGTTTGTAACTACAAGCTCCTTTGATCTTGCCATTACGAATATGAAGTAAAGGAGAAGCCAAGCCATGACAGTATGAACATAAGCTCGGCCTCCGATACATGAGATCATCTTGTCTAAAAAGGAAGGTCGTCTTCGTCATCTACGCCACTAGGAAACATCTCTTCTTTTGGTAGTTCCTCTTTAGGATTTAAGTTGTTAGCACTCGCTCCAACTGCCATCCAAGTCTTACCAAAGTTATCGTTTATTTCTAAGTAACCTTTCTCACCAACAATGAGTTCTGCTTCTACTTTTTTACCAAGTAGTTCATCAGTATTTTTCATTGATCCGACACCCATTGCATTAAGCATAAGAGACAATGATTGTCTTCCTATCTCAACAGGCTTCTCGTTATTGTGTGCCATAGTGAAAGCATGATTGACTGATATGATTTCGCCTTCAACATCAAATAAAATCTTTAATGCTTTCCAACCATTCCTACCCTCAACCATGTCTGAACCAGAATACTTTAAATTGTATCTGCCAGGTTTCACTCTTGCTTGCTCTCCACCAGAACTCTCTGCTCCAGCTTCAAACTTATCCATACCAAATTGTGTTAAATCCATGTTCGTTACCTCCGTAAAAAATTTAACTATTAATGTTTAACCAGGATCATACTCTTCGTAATCACTGGCTCTATCAATCTCTTCTTTAAGGGCATCAACAACATCAACTAAGACTCTGTTTGCACCTAACGGTAGAATATGATCATCATCACCGTTACTTTCGCTCACCTCTTCAACTAAAATTTTAGCTTTAGTTAAATAGTAGATTGCTTTTTCTTGGTCAGTAATCATTTCTTAGCGATTAGCTTTCCAATCTCTGCCCAAGTTTTCTCAGCTCTAACAATAAAGTCATCACCTTCATCAATCACTTGTATCTCTTCTGGTAAACCGTATCTGTTTTTAGCTACACATGCAGGTGACTCAGTAGTAACTAAGACTCTTCCAGACTGAACAGTTTTACTTGTTAATCCTTTATTGCCTTGTACTTTTACCGTTCCCTTTTTGTAGTTTAAGAACAAACACATATCACTTGCTTCTAACACCAAGGCTGAAGCTGCTTTATGTAGCTTAAGTTCATGCCTGTCGTAAGACTCTGTGCTTGGATCGTGAAACGCTTTGATTTGGTTATGAGCAATCAACACTACTCGCATTTTCTTTTCGTTTCTTAATCTATTAACTAAATCAAGGACTTCTCTAAAATACTTAAGTGCCTCATTGTAACCACGACCATAACCAAAACTTTCTATTGAAGGTTGCTTATGTGCTTCACAAGTCTTTTGATGTATTAATGGCTCTAACCAATCTAATGAATCAATAACCAATGTGTTGTATTCAAGTTCATCTGCATCAACAAGTGATCTAAGATAACCAATAAAAGTATCGTAATCTTTTGCTAATGGAAAATGAGCTATATCCCTATTGTTAGTAAGAATACCCAGTCCCCTCTTCAGTTTGAATTACGACTGGGTTTTTGCTACCAACAGCAAGTGTTGTTTTACCAAGACCAGAAGGGCCATAGATAATTGTTATTGACGCTTTAGCTTTACTTTTCTTTTGTATTGCTGCTAACGACATTATTTACCTACCTTGTCAGCACCTTCAATTACAATTGGTTTCTTGTAAGGTGGCAAAACATCTTCTAGCTTCTCTAAGTGAATTTTGCATACTCCTTCTAACACTTTCCATGTGATGAACAGTTTTAGTTGCTAATTGAAACGCCTCTTCAAGTTGTTGTTGCGCTCCCTAGGTCTTGACTAATCTGCTGAATTAAAGGTCTATTCAAATCAGTTAAGTCTTTCTCAAATATCTCTCTTGGGTTTCCATCTTTATCTTGGAAACTTAAAAGAGGTTGCTCTTTCTTTTTATCTACCATTATTAATCCTCCTTTGGATTGTTGTATGTTTCGCAAACTTCTTTGTGTGAACAGAATTTGCACCAGTCTCCAGCATTAAAGCTAGGCTCATCACCCATTGCTTCATCACAAGCTGGTTTCAGAATATTCAAACCCCAATCTGCAAGATCGACAGCTTGAATATCCCAAGTTCTTATTTGCCCATCTTTATGAAAGGCTCTTTTGTTTGGTTGTATGATTGTCATTTCAATCACAGTATCTTCGTTTCCCCATCTAGCCAGACATGCTAATGAGTAAGTCATTAACTGCTCATTCATCACTACATCTACAGGCCAAGCACCAGACTTTAAATCTGCTACTACCATTCTATTGCTTTCACCTAAGATGACTGCATCAGCAGTTCCCCATAGATCATCACTAATCTCTGGAGCATTTACTTTTTCTTCTATTAATAATTTACCGTTAAGTTCTTCTGTTCGCTGATTAATATAATCAACATAGATTTCAGCTATAGCAATATCATCTTTAGTAATGTCAAAACTAAAACCATCTACATCAACAGTTCTACCAAGGTAGTAATCAGCTAATGTAATACCATCTAATCTATTCTTAAGTAGAGCTTCACACATTTCGTGAACCGCAGTACCTCTAGCCGCAGCTATACTTCCTCTTCGTTCCGCTACAGCATTAATCTTAGCTGAAGCAGGACATCTTATAATTCTGTTTATACTACTCGGTGCTAATATCGCGTGTGCCAATGTTGTACTCCTCTCTTGCTATTGCCGCCCAAAGTTCTGGACTGATAATTGAAGCAATGTTTACATCTTCAACTGGAAAAAAATCTTTCTCGCTAGAATATGGACATGGTATCGCTACCTTCCAATCTGCTCTGTCTTGTCTGAACCAAAGACATGGTAATAAATCTACTTTCTTTGCCTGTCTTACAGACTGATCCCACCAGTTTTTAATATCTGATTGTGTGATTGCTTTGCGTCTTTTGACTTCAATTGCATAACCTGGCATTCCTAGTAAGTCGTGACCGCCACCAAAAGTCTGAGCATAATTAACTTCTAGCTCTATGCCTAAAAGTTCTTTAATTGCGTCAATAACTTCGCGCTCACCTCTACGCCCTTTGTTTCGTGCGTTGACCAAACTACTCTCCAGATACGTCTGATTTATTTTCTATTTCTTCTATGTCGCTAAGACGATATAAAACTTTACCACCAATCTTTTGATATGTTGGGCCAGTTCCTTTTGTTCTCCAGTTCTCTAATGTTCTAGGAGAACGTAACCATCTTTTTGCTAGTTCATTCTGATCTAAAAATATTTTTTCTTCCATGTTGTTACCTATTACTTCGTGATTATGTTATTCTACTCTAAGTAAATTTAATAAAGCAAGTGACTGACAAGAAATAATAGAAATATTATTCAGATTAAATCTTCAGAAAAAATTTACAGAAAATTTATCAATAACATTTACGCATTAATAAGGAGGTAAAAATGAGTATAGATAAAGTTACAAGAGAGGAGTGGGATAAATTGGAAGAATTAAAAAAAGAAAAACATGATCCAGTTCAACGACCTATGCACTATCAAGGAAAAATAGAATGTATTGATTTGATAAAAGATAGAGTTGGTTCTGGAAATTTTCCAGCTTACTTAGAAGGTAACATCTGGAAGTATCTTTACAGACACAAAGACAAAGACGCAAACATCCAAGATTTAGAAAAAGCTCAATGGTATTTAAACGCTTTAATTAAACACTACGAAGAACTTTAATTAGACATCATTATCTTTTGCATATAGTTACCGACATTCTGCATTTCTTCGGTGGCTATATGCTCTCTAGTTTTACGGTAACGCTCAGTAGCCTTAATGCTTTTATGTCCCATAAGAGTCTTCACATCTTCAATCTTCATTTGCTCACCTGCCATAGTACCAAAGTTATGTCTTAGATCGTGGAACGTCACATCTGGACATCCCGCAGCTTTTCTAATTTTGTTCCAAGTATGGAAAGGATATTTAACACCAAGTATTGTTTCGCTGTTTCTATCGCAAGAGTTAATGATTGCCATAGCTTGATTGTTTAGATGTATTACTCTTGGCTTACCCTGGTAGTCTGTCTTATGTTCTTCTAAGACTAATTTATTACCATCAAGATCAGACCACTTAGCACTACCAATTTCGCTAACACATCTACCACCAGTCAAGATACATAGCCTTATATACTTGATAGAATTTAAGTGTCGCTCATGCGTTTGTGACTCTATAATATTGATCTGCTTATTTATTTCAGCGAACTCTTTATCTGTTAAAGGCCTATCACGTTGCATCTCTGGGTTCTTTTTAACGTACTTTGCAGGGTTATACTTAACTAAAGACAATCTAATGCTGTTCTCAAACACAGAACTAATCAATTGCACCACCTCTATTGGCTTGGTACTTAGCTCTCTTACTTACTGCAATATGTAGCTTAGTTATATCACCAGTCTCAACGCTTTCTAGTTTCATCTTGCCTAAAGTATTCTTAACATCTCTATCCCACATACGTCTTGGCTCACCATCTATCTTGCCATCCTTCATCTCTACGCACTTCTTGTTATTGTTGAACAAGTCTTCTAGCTTTAACTCAAATGCCTGGTTTAAGGTGTAAGCATCAGCTTCTACTTTCTTTGCTTCTAATGGATCAATGCCTTGTGCTACTTCACCAAGTATTTTTTGTGCTTTGTTTCTTGCAACACCAATAAGAATATCTGTGTTGGCTAACTTCATAACTCTTCGTCTACCATCTATCCGATAGTACACATAATATCCTGTTGGATAAATTCTAAGACCTTTCACTTTTGTATCAGTCTGGTATTGCGCCATGCTTTCCTCCATTTGCCATCCATTTGCCAAAATCAGCAGTATTGATGTGATTGTTTACCTATTAACGAGTAAATTATAAATTGAATCTTGTAAAGAAAACAAGGGTTTTTAGTAAAAAAAAGTAATGATGTGAAATTGTGTGATGGCTTGTAAACATAGTGCGCTACCAAGCTGCGCTACTCCCCGAACAGTTAAATAACCGCTAGTTTCTGGGGTTTTTCAAGAGGTATGTCATGGACTGATATGCCTATTTGCCGCCCATTTGCCGAAATTATTGCATCCATAGCTTCTCTAAAACTCTCTATTGAATTAACAGCTTTCATGGGTTCGTCATGTACAGAATATTGTAGGTATTTGCAATTGTTAAAAGGTAAGAAGTAAACATTCTGGTACTTAAGATTAACCAAGGCGAATATATCAATGGTGTTTTCTTTGTACTCTCTTGACTTGCTGTGTGATCCTTTTCGTAAATCAAACCGCCAACTGTTTCTTGCTTTCTCTATATGGGTAACTGTCTTTACTTGACAACGATACATTTTGTTTTCCCATTCAAAGATTATGTCAGCGTTAGCACCATGAGGCATAACTGTTACAGTATCGGTTTCCCTTGCTATCACCGAGCAAGTTAGGTATTCGCCACTCCTACCTATTCTCTCCGTTGCTCGTGTCATGTTGGGACATGTTAGTTTTCGTTAAGTAACTGATCTTCTACTAAAGGTACTAATGGCTGTACTCCTACTGCCGCAGCAGGCATACCACTAGGTAGCGATTGCGGTAAGTATTCTAAGAATCTTGTTAATAATTTCTTTTGTGCCTCTTTGTTTCCAGCACTTGCATTTTTTATTACATCTTTATTAAAAGGCTTTGCTAAGAATTTATTTAAACCATACATCATACCTAAACCAGCAAATGCTCCTATACCACCGCTTGTACTTGCTCCAGTCATTCCAACTACTGCGCTAGGCCCTAAAGAACTTGCAGCTCTAAGCATTCCAGACCTTTGTATAAATTGGTTTACTTCTGGTAATACTTCTGGGAACTCTTTTAATGCTCCTAAAAAGTTTGACAAATCATCAATGTTGGTATGTTTGTAAGTTTTAAGCAATTCTTTAGTTGCTTCATATTGCATACTTTGTGGGTTAGATAAACCAAGTTCATCAAAAAGTTTTGTAAAATCTCTTTTATCTGATTTTATATATTTGCTAAATATACCATCTAAATAATTTGCAGCTAACTCATTAACTTGTTTGTCTCCAACCAATGCTCTCAGTTCTCTTACTGCCTCTGGACTTTTGTTTTTACCGAAAGTTCTAGCATATAAATCTTCAACTCTAGCAGTAGGTGGTCTGCCTATACCTGGTCTTAATGATCCTCTTCCTAATGCTTTTTGGAACTCTTTACCTGTTTTGTTTTCTACTTGTTGCATGTAGCTTTTAAACATTTTGTCACCAGCAAGATATAAACGACCAGCTTCATCTCTTGGATCACGTAATTGTTTTTTCATTGTGTCAAGCAATGCGTTAGTAGTTCTGTAAGCGTAATTGTTAGGAGTTTGACTTTTAGCTGGATCATACTTTTTAGATAAATCTGTAAGTTTAGTGTCCAGCGCTTTTACATCATTGAAAGTTAATTTATTAGATATTGGAGTCACTCCACCCTTTTTACTAACTTTAAAATTAGACTTATATAACTTTAATTCATCTAAAACTTCTAAAACATCAGCAGGCGCATCAGTAAATTTACTCTTAGGATATACTCTATCTGCTGTTTTAGATAAGTTACCTAAATCAAAAAAAGAACCCTTACTTTTATTTACCGCATCAGCTTTTTTATAAACAGAAGAATAAGATTTTCTCCATGTATTAAAACTTTCTAAACCAACTTTCTTGATTAAATCTGATCTTTCTGATTCAGTTAGTGGTTTTATTTTTGCTGAAGGAGATATTCTTCTATCTAATGCTTTTTCAACTTGCGCAAAAACATTTTTTAATTGTGCTTGACCTGGCTTACCAGCTAAAGGCATACGACTAGATAGATCATAAGCACCTTTTACAAAAGGTGATGAGCTTGCTTGACCAAGTGATAACTCTATCTTTTCTTTACCTAGTAATTCTGCTTTCTCAGCCGCATCATCTGTTATGCCCAAGGCCTTCTCAGTAAGGCCAACTCTTTGACTTGTTGATGGTATTGTTGCAGATAATTTATCTGCACCTTTATTGATTATATTTTTACCGCCAGTAATTCCGCTTTTAAGAGTATTAGATAAAAGTTTACCAGCACCAGGAGCTGCTGCTGTTAAAGCAGTATCAATAGTTCCTGTTATAGCCGCATCTTTTAATCTTTGACCAGCATTAGGTGACGGCATGTTTGGAGAAACTATATCTCCTATATAATCTGTTAATAGTGATCCTGAAGCAGAACCAAGACCAGCACCAGTAGCTATACCAGGTATTCCGCCTGGAATACCAGCTATTCCCCCACCTATACCACCAAGCACTTCTAATGTTGGCTCTACAAATCCAGGTAGCCTTCCAGGATATTCGTTAGGCCCAATTAAACCAAGTTCAACGCCAACATTTCTAACCTTAGTGTTGTAAGTAAGCTCGTCAATTTTACCTTCTTGAAGTAATTTAAAACCATCAGCTTTTACTTTTTCAAATACTTCTTTGGCTTGTTTTTTTTGTATTACTTCTTGGTATGTAGCCATAATTAAAAACCGCTATCTTTTTCAAAGATATAATTGTATGAGCCATCAGAAGTTAATCCTTTTGTATTTAAGTTAACTTTACTTTTGTCAAGGTTTCCAATAGATGTTTCTAAATCTCTAATTAAAGATGATGTTTTTTTGTATTCGTTTTGTAGAGTAAGTAAATCTGTACCTGTAAATATTCCACTCTCTATATTTTCTTGCAACTGTCCTTTTCCTCGATCTAAAATTCTTTTAATTTCTTGGTATTTTTGCATAGCATCAAATTCTGAAATATAAGTTCCCATAGGAAGCAAAGCATCTATTCTTTGATTTAGATAAACACTCGGCCTACCAGAATATTCATTTACAAATCTTTCTCTAAGATTTTCATTTAAAACATTTTTAGCGTTTATAGCGGAGTTAGTGTCTTTAGCGAAAGTTCCAAGAACAGGCCCAAAAACTTTATTAGCTGTATTATCTATTGTATCTTTTAAACTAAATGCCTGATCTATTAATTGTAAGCCTTCAGACTGTTTATATTCTTTTTCGATTTCTTCATCTAAAGATTCTAAAGGTTTAGACACATCAGTTATTTTTAACTTTTGTAAATCACTTGGGCTTACACCGCCTACAACTATAGCTTCCGCAGCTAATCTATCAACGCCACTATTTATTAATGTTTGTATTCGTGCTTCTTGTTCTTCAGCGTCTTCATCTATGCCTATACTTGTAGCTTCATCAAATGTCAAACCGCCATAAACAACTGCGTTTGCCTGCTCTGGCGTCAAACCACCTGCTGTGAGAGAATCAATTCTTCTTTTTTCGTTTAAAAAGTTTATTTCAGCTTGTGCATTTTGTTCTTGTATTAGTTTTTGTTGAGCTATTTGTCTTTGTTGTATATTAATAGCAGTTGGAACTCCTGCTATTTTAGCCACTGTCGCAAGATTTTCGTTATCACCAAAATAATTTCGTATTTCCATATCTTGCTGTTGTTTTAACGTCCTAGCTTCTAACTCTTCTTGAGCTTTCAACTGCCTAGCTTCTTGCTCTGCTTTTCTTTGTGCTAGTCTGTTTGAATGAAAAGCCATTCTTTGTGTATCACCAGACTGGTTAGCACCAATCATATTAAAAGTGTCAGCTAGGTTTTGTAACTTTAATCTTTGTTCTTCTTTTTTTCTTTGCTCATCTTCTAATTTCTTTTGCTCATTAATAGGTGATATGTTTATACCCAACGAACCTGTATCATTAGGGTTTAAATTTAAAAGACCGCCTGGATTGTTGAAATTAAATTTTTGCATAATTTTTAACCGAACAGACCTTGAACTGTATTATAAGAACCAATGGCATTACCGATTCTGTCCATTCCGCTTACTTTGTTTTGAGATGTAGTTGTCATGCCTGGTGTTCCACCGAATACAGCACTACGCAATAAATCTACCTGTTGTGGGCCATAATTCAATCCTCTTGTAAACTCGTTGTAGTTTGCATCTAGTCCAGCTTGTCCTAGTCCTTGTTGCTGGTTTCCAATACCAGATAGTAAACCTAATCCTCTGTATTGATCTGCTAACTGATTACCAAATAAACCAGCTCTGAAGTTTCTGTCGTTTAATGCTAGATTTGCTGCGTTGTTAAATCCAGACTGTCTTAAATTACCAGAGGTTCTACCAGCTATGTCTGCAAAGTTTTTGTTTGTTTCTGATTCAAGCAATGCTGAACGAGAACCACCAAAAGCACCTCTGCCTATTGCTGCATCTTGATCGCTTTGTATTTGCATCTGTCTTGCATCATTAAGATCACCAAGTGTGTTATTAATAACTTGTTCGTTATAAGGATTCTGAAATTGTTGTATGTTAAGTGGGCCTTGAGCTAAGTTGTTTAGTTGTCCTGTAGGATCAAAAGATAATGATCTACCAAACATGTTTCTTGTTGCATCAAAACCAGCCAGTTGATCTGGATTAAATCCAGCTACTCTAGCACCTGTGTATGGTGTAAATGGTTGACCTGCTACGCCTTGCGCTCTGTTATATAAATCTTCATAACGAGCTGCAGTTGCTGGATCAACTGTAGAGGTTGATGTTTGTTTAGGCCCGCTACTTTTAGAACCTAAATAAGCTGCTCCTAAACCTAATACTGTTTCTATTCCCATAATTATAATTCCTTCTTGACTATGTATTCTTGTTCAAAACCAAGATGTTTAATTTTTCTTAGCCATCCTTTACGACCACCGCCATAAAGGTATTTGCATTCACATTGTTTTGCAAACTTCTCTATGCTTTTAAGCATTTCTTCTAGTTCTTCGTAGCTACCACCACACAAAAATAAATTTAAAATTCTATATTTTGGAAACTCGCCAAAACTAGATATATAAAAAGCGTCTTTACCAGGCCATATATGAAACAATCCTTGCCCGATTTTTTCTTTAATATCAATTAGATTATACCTATCTTGATGCTTTAATGCACTAATAATATGTGGCTCTAACCTTTCAAACTCTAGCTCCCAGTCTTCTTTAGACTGTTGCTGTGGCGGAGATTGTTCCGTTGTCTGCGATACTAAGTTTATATTTTGTTCCATTTGGACTCACTAATACGAGTTCAGTAGCATCTACACCACTAACCTCTATTCTTTCACCTTTCTTAAATGATAACCCATCTCTGTACTCTATTTCAGAAATCAGATAGTTTTGATAATCTGTATCTAATACTGGCCCTGGTCTTCTTAATGCCTTTCGTGCCATTACCTACGACCTCTTTTTTTAACATCTAGTCGTATATTACCAACTTTAAATAATTGATCTGTGTCGCCTGTTACTTTCATCTTAACTTGTCTTGCTGTAAATCTTGCGTCTGTGTAACCATCAGCTTCAAAAGTAAAAGGCCCAAAATCTGTCTCTGCACCAAGTGGTGTAAATCTTCCTGTAAAACTTAATTCGACTCCAGGTAAGGTGTTTGCTTCTTCGTCTGGAATAATCTGATTACATTGTACATAGTTATCACCAACGCCTATCTCAATAGGCCCTGACGTTGCGTAGGGTACTGCTGAACCTATGTCCTCTGATTCAATTAATGTTGTGCTGTCGTGTTGGTAAACAAAACCAGAACTATTACATGCTGTTGGAAAGTCTAATACGCCTTGGTCTAACCAACATCCTCTATCCATTGAACCAATACTCCATACGTTCTCTATGTAGTTCCAGATAACATATTTGTTTGGTGTTAACTGATCTGTGCCAACAGGGAAGAAAAACCACATCTCATTAAAGTTAGAGTTGTGACCACCACATGATGTTTTTCTATATGGACTATTTATATTGTCATAAACAAAATCATGTACTTCGCATTTTATTTCTTTAACTGTTCCATCAAATACAAAGAATGAGTTTTCACCCATCCAACATAAGAATGAATCAGCAGCTACAACTGTTCTTGGACTGATTGCTTTACAGTTAGTACCAGCGTCTTGTATGCCATAGATAAAAGGAGAACCTGTGTAATACAATCTAGCTACGCCAGTATCAGTAAAGATAATAACGTCTGTTTGCCATTTAACTGCACTTAATACTCTACCACCTGTAGGTATTTGTAAATCACCAGCAGTATTAGTTGATGCCGCAGTCCATGTTGTTAGTGTTTCTCTTGATGACCATTGTATCTTTCTTGGATCTCCACCTGCACCTAAAGCTACAACATGTCTTTCGTTAGTAACTAATACACCAGCACAGTTAGTTGGCGCACCTGAAACGGGTGCTGCTATTGTGCTAGGTGTGTTTGGATTCCATTGAAATATTCTTCCGTCTGATGGACAACAAAAAAGTAATATCTCGCCAAAGTTGTCAAAAGAAAAAGAGTTGGTGTTAAATAATAAACCAGATTGTGAACGTGCATCACCATATTCTTCAGCGTCATAGTGATATGCACCATATCCTAAAGGATCAAAAGATGCGTCTGTAACAAAACCTGATGGTGTGATGTCATACCAAGTATCGTTTATTAAGACATAGATTTTTTCTCTTGTTCCAACTACTAATACTTTTTTATCGCCATTGGTTATGTAGGAGAACATACCAGTAGGAGTACCAGTAAGAGCTGATGTGTTGAGTTTTGTCCATCCACCGATTGGTCTTAGGTATCCGTTTTCAAAACGTACTAAGTCACCGTCTGTCCATCTTCCTTTGTTGGCATAATCAGTACCGTTAGTGACAATGCCAGGTGGAGGAGTCACTTGTATTAATGGCATTTAATTCTCCAATGCTTCTAATCTAGTTGTTAGTTCTTGAACTGCTGCGACTAAAAGAGGAACAAGTTTGCTTTGGTCTATACTTTGCATTTCCTCTCCATCTTTTTCTCCAGTTATAGCCTCTGGTACTACGCTTGAAACCTCATGTGCAAAGAAGCCATCAACTGTTGTATCTGGATCAGCTTTAAAATTAAATTTGTAAGGCTTTAATTGTTTTAATCTTTCTATACCATCAGATACAGCTACTTCATTTTCTTTTAACCTGTAGTCTGAAGATGTATTGTAAGAGGTAGCAGAACCATTTGTTGCAATAGTTCCAACTGCACCATTACCATTTCTAAAAGACATTTTAGTAGTATTGCTATTGGTTGGCCCATAAATAATTATTTGTGGATTTGTGTAAGAACCCATTATTTGTATTCTACCTGCGTCTGATGAATCAGGTATCATAATGTCTTGGCCATTTGCAGAAAAAGATGAAGTACCATTAACAACAAAGTTCATAGTATTATCGGTATGAAGATAAGTAATGCCACCAGCGTTAGAGTTACCTGAGTCACCAAATCTTATTCCGCCACTATTAGATGCTCCCGATAAAACTGATATACCTGCGTCAGCACTACCTTCTATAACCAATTCATCATAACTAGCCTGAACAGATGAAGCTCCGCTATCACCAGTCTTAAGATGTAAGCCTGTTCCTAAGTCTTTGCTTGATAGTCCAGATGATGCAAAGTAATTACTTACTGTAACTGGCGGAGTACCAAATCCTAGAGTTACAACATTATTGGTTACGTTTGTAGCAATTAAGGCTGTACCATTAGATGTGTTTGTAGTGTCGGGTAACACCAATGTTATGTTTGTATCGTTTAAATCTGCTGGTGCTTTTAGTCCAATTGAGTAACCACTTGCATCAACAAACTTTAATGCGTTTTGTAAGCCATTTCCATTTAAAAATACATCGGCACTTGCTGTTAATGTACCATTTACTTTTAAATTTTTACCAGTTCCCACATGTAGGCCAACACTTGTTCCTGCTCCATTTGCCGAGAAGACTGCATCTACTTGATCTAGGTCTGCATTAAGTTTGTCTCCCCAGGTATTAGTAGAACTTCCTACCTCTGGTTTTCTGAGTTGTAAGTTAGTTGTATAAGTATCAGCCATAATATTTTACTCGCCTATAGTTTTTGTTTCAGTCGTAGGTGTTATCTCTTCAGATATTTTTGAGTCTAAAGCAGACTTTAAATTAGCTACTTCCTCTTCACCCATATTACCTTCAACCCAACCAGTAACTATTGTGTTAGTTAATTCGTCAAAAGGTTTAAAGTCTGTACCGACATCTTCTAATGATAATGATTGAGTGCCATAAACACTAGCGGTGTATGGTACTTCTTGACCATCTACTTCGTGTGTTTCACTACTTGTTGCATTAAGTCTCCAATGGACGTTATAAACTGTATCTGTGTGATCCTCGTATTCTGGGTACACGTCTACTGTTTTACAGTCCCATTCGTATGTATTTGCCATCTTGTTCTCCTATAAAGTTGTTATTATGAAAGCTAGGAGTTCATTATACCTTACTCCGAGCCTAGTTTGCTCTACCCCGTCATCATCTTCCCAGGTGCTAGATATAAACATACCATAATCACCTGCATCAAGGCCTTCTGCTGTAAATGCATCTTGTAAGTCTTGAGCTATAACTCCGAAGTGTAATCTAGCATCATCGCCTTTTTCTTCTACTGCATCTTGCCATCTGAATCTTCTAATCAAACCTTTACATGCTGTAGCAACTCTTTGCTCTGCATCTGTTAAGGCTTGTATGTCTTGTTTTTCGTTTCTGTCTGAAGTTTGTATAGTTCCATTGGTTGCATAGATGTCATCAAACCTTGCACCTGAGTAACCAAGGTCTATAGAATTGTCTTGATATGCTCCAGTTCCATTACAAGGTGCAATCCTTGAAGTATTTATGTAATCCCAAAAAGCTAGACCGACAGAACTAGTCCCAGTACCATTAGCTATATAAAGTTCTTCTGCATTATCTTGTGGTTCTTGTATTCCTATAATACCGCCTGTATTATTATCTTTTCTTAAATCAACAACAACTCCATCAGTTGTTTTTCTGTTAAGTATTAGAGGTTGTGCACCATCTTTGGTGACTGCTAAAAGACCACCATTAAATTGCAAACCTTGTGTGTTTACACCTAGTGCAGTTTTTCCAATTAAAAATGCACCACCGCTAAGAAACCTTGCTCTTTCTGCGTTATTAGAACCTTCATTAGTATTAAAAACTATGTCTCTTCCATAAGCTTTAAAAGCAATACTAGCACCATCAAGACCACCATCTGCTTGACTTAATGCACCTACTCTACCCATTTCTTCAGCATAAGTTGATTTTATATAAACACCATAAGTAGCTGAACCCTGTGATTCAACTAAGGATATACTGTCATCTCCGATTCCACCTAATTTAACATGAAGATTAGCACTTGGTGAACTTGTGCCAATTCCAAAATTACCTGATGAGTCTATCCTAGCTCTTTCAGTTCCATCAACTGCAAATCCTATAGCTGAACTACCATTAGCATTTTCAGGGTCAGCATGAATAAATACTTTAGAACTATCCCATGCAATTTTGTGGTCTTGTGTTGAACTGTACCCAAATCTTATTTCAGGGTCAGAACTGTTATGTACTGTTAAAGGTGCATCGGGTGAAGGCGTTCCTATACCAACAAGACCACCCTGTTTAACTACAAAATATGCACCACTACCATCTTCACATCTAATAGCCGAGCCTGAATCTTGTCTAATATCTAATTTAGCAGCAGCACTTATATTACCTATGGCAAGATTACCTGATGAGTCTATTCTAGCTCTTTCTGTTCCTGAAGTTTGGAAAACCATGTTTCCAGCTTCTCTGTTAGTTAAATAAATATCTGAACCAATAGCAGTAAAACTTGTACCATCACTAGCTGTAGCACCAGTTGTATCGTTTGTTAAATGTAAATCTGTAAAGTTAGATGCGTGAACATGTAGATTTCTTGCTGGTGAACTTGTACCTATTCCAACATTACGGTTAGAATCTATAGTCATAGCAGTTGACGAAGCAACTCTAAAGCCCATATCATCAGTAGAATGGTCATAGAATATACCAGCTCGTAAAGCAATATCACTATCAGCAAAAGCATAGTAACCTGTACCAGTATTGGGTGTTCCTAAAGTAATTCCAACATTACCATTATTCTCAATAAATACTTCATTTGCTGCTACATTAGTACTTGCACCTGACGCACCATCAGTTCCTCGTATGTGTAGTTTTGAACCTGAATTGGGTGAGGGAATACCTATACCAAGACCTGTACTTTTTAGAACCATAGCAGCATCAGTACCAGTATTAGATGAAGTATCTAGCATAAATCTTATTGCTGAGTTACTTGCTTCGTTATTTATATCAGCAGATAAAATTAAATTACCACCAGTATTTGTTACTCTACTACTTGAACTTGAGTCTTGTAATACTATACCAGCAGTTGTATCTGTTGATTCAAATCTTGTAATATAATCTATAGATGATTTTACATGTAAAGGTGCATTTGCAGAGCCAGTTCCAATTCCAAGTTTACCATCTGATTTTAAAACTAATGAATTAGTTGCTGCACCTTGTTCTATTTTTATAGGCGATGTAGCTGTTTGAACATCGTACCAAGTAAAATCTGAACTTGAAACATCTACGCCTACGTTAAATATAGCTGTATTATTAGGTGCAAATACCATTCTTGCATTATTTGATGCAGTAGTAGATGCTAGTTGTAATAAAATATTAGAATTATCACGTACATCAAGTGCATAACTTGGTGAACTCGTTCCTATACCAACTTTGCCGTCAGTTCTAACAATCATATGGTTTGCATTACCACCTGCACCCAATTGTAAATTACCTGAAGTTTCTCTATTGTAGATAAAAGCTGTATCGCCTGATTTAGAAATTTGTAAAGCATCACTTGCTGTGCTTCCATTATCAGCATCAGTAACATAAATAATACCACCACCTGATACACCTGCTGCACCTTCTACATGAAGATTACCTTGTGGCGAACTTGTGCCGATTCCAACACGTTGACTGCTATCTATTCTGAGAGCTTCACTAGGCGTACCACTTGCAGTATTTGTAAAGAATTTTATTTCAGAAGCACCATTTGATGGTGCAGCGATTGATAAATCAGAACTAGAATCACTACCTATTTGAGAGGCTGATGTGGATGATGCCAAACCTCCTGCATGTAAATAACCAATTCTTAGCCTTTCTACACTGTCACCAATAGATATATGAGTAGTATCAAATTGCGTACTTCTTAAAGTTAGCTTCTCACTTGGCGAAGTTGTGCCGATGCCCAATCTCTCAGCACTAGCATCATAGAAGAAAACTTTTGTTGTGCCTGTATCATCGTAGAAAGCTATATCACCATTTCCACCATTAATCTGTAGTGCATTAGTGCCATTTCTTTTAAAAGTATGATAGCCATTTTGTGCATCATAAATGATGCCTGTGTTAGAGCTTGATAACTCTAAATTTAATCCATTGTTATCTAAACTACCTACACCATCAACAGTCAAACCATCCAAGGTAACAGCACCCATAGATACTGCTGTACCACCTGAACCAAAGATTGCATCAAGAGAGTCTAAGTCAGCGTTAAGCGAAATACCCCAGGTATCTTCTGCTGCACCTGGTTCTGGTTTTGTTAAGTTTAGATTAGTTGTATATGTATCTGCCATTTAAGCTGCCTCTTGTTTGTCTAATTCAGTCCAATTTGTTGATGGGTTACTTTGATCTGTCCATGTTGCACTTGCAACTATCTGATCTGTCCATGTATCGCCTGGAACAATTATATCTTCCCATTTTAGACCACCAACAGCGACAAGGCTACTGGTTTGGTTGATCGTTGATGCGGCTGCGAATGTTGCTCTACCTGTTGCATCAAAGCCTGATGTTTGTGCAATGGTTGAGAAACCAGCTACGGTTATAAATGCCTGTGAGTCAAAGTCTGATACTGCTGCAATGGTTGCATTAGCACCATGTGTTTTTCTGCCTACTGCATTGACATCTGATACAGCACTAATAGTTGCAACTGCTCTATCAATCTGTGTACCAGTTGCAGTAAAGCCTGAAACAGCCTGTATGACTGCTGTAGGTACATCTATTTGTGTTCCAGTAGCGGTAACTCCTGAAACGACTTGAATGGTTGCTTCGGCTTGTATAGCAAGATCGTTATACTTTGATCTTGAGTAGTAGCCTTTGTTATAGCCTATACTGGCCATGATCTTAAGCCAGTGTTACGTCTAAATCACCAGTGTTGAATCTGAACACATCTCCTGTACTTACAACTTTTGATGTAGTTAAGTTTGCGTATGCTAACAAGTTTCCTGATGATAGTGCATCAAAGATACCAACTGCAACTACTGTTCCGTAGTTTGCTGTAGCTGTTGGATATTCAACTGCACCTGTGTTACTTGCTGTTGTTGGGTTAGTTCCAGACACAGTAAATGCCGATGCTTTTCTTACATATGCTCCGCCAGATACTTCAGTTCCACCGCCTGTATCAGTTGGTGCTACTGTATATAAAGCAACATATAATGTTGACGGTGCTGAATAAGCATTGCCACCAAAGACATGCTCTAAAACTTTGTCTTCTAAATAATCACTAAATCCTGCCATCGTATTCTCCTTTAATTACCGTAGTAGTAATTTCTTTTTTGTTTTGTTCCGTAAGTCTTTCTTCTCATCATTAGAGAACCCTTACCAAATGCAGCTTTCTCTTGAGCAAGTCTCATTTCTTCTAATGCTTTCTCAAACTGTTGTGTGAACATTGCTATTCTGTCGTCTTCCATCAAGTAGATAGAAGCGTGTTTCAATGCACCATATAAGTAAACATCTGGGTTTGATACTGATACAAAGTTAGTTATATTGGTATCACTCAGTGCATTTATTTTACCATAATAAGTCAGCTGTAGGGTGTAAGGAACGTCAGGAGTTGGTGCTAATTCTATAGTACCATCAACCATTGCATAATATACTGGTTGACCTGTTGAGTTGTTATTTGATTTTCTATAAACATCTAAAGATTCTATAGACTGTTGAAATAACGGACTGAAATTATTTGATGTTATTTCTACATTGATGGCTTCTAGCCAATCATCTGGTACTGCTAAGTATTGAGCATCTGCTGTTGCAGTAGCTCTTACAATCATGTCTTTTGTTCTTAACTTTCTGTTAAGTTCAGCCTCTACATTATCAATAAATGTATCTATGGTAGATGTTAAATCTGATCTGTTTAGATAACCAGCTATGGCTGTTTTTAATTCTGCATATGTCATACTTTACCTTGCCAAGTTCTAAAGACGTTATTGTCTGGATTGTTTAGCCATTGTTTCCACTTTGCGGAATCCTGTGACCAACCTTCTCGTAATGCTTTTTGCCAAATTACCATGGGTACTTCAGCTATGTGTCGCATATCTTTTCCAGGCTTAGGTGTATTGTCTCTTAGTTTCTTAACGTGGTCAATGACAGGAGCAACATCTTGAGTTGTGTGATAGACAAACTTGTCATCCTCTGTAATGAACTCTGATTTGTAACCAGTTTTGTGGTCGGTGATTGTACGTTTTTGTGACATATTTAATAAAGGGTGGGAAGGCCGAAGCCTTCCCTAAGTTTAACTAACTTATGAAGTTGTTAAGTCTGCGACTATACCGTGAGCAGCTTGGTTGCTCATTTCTAATCCATACTCACATAAAATCATTTTAGTTACTGCATCACCTACTGTAGCGATATCAACTGTTTTAAAGTCTCTTAAGAAAGAAACTTTAGCGAAGTCTGGATCAACTAATAAAAGTGATCTTTCTCTACTGAAGTTAGACGGTACTATTTTCAACTCACCAAAGTCTGATGCGTAAATAGAAACAGAAGCCTCTACTGTGTTTGCATCAATCATTTGTCTTGCTGAAGCTCTACCTGTGAAACCAGATATTTTTTGCTTGTTAACTGGGCCACAGATTGCCATTGAAGGCTCTCCGCCATTAGCAAAACAGTCTTGTAATACAGACTTTAATAATGTTTCTGTTAAAGCTCTTTGTGTTCCATCAGTTGGAGCAGCACCGTTACCAGCTCCTGAACCACCAGTTCCTCTTGATACGTTTGATGTAATCCAAGATTCGAAACCACCAGTTACTCTTGCTGTTGTAGCATTACCAGTTGTTTTAGCGCCTTTTTGACAAAGTGCTGTTTCCATATCTCTTTTTAGAGCTTTAGACATGATTGCTAGTTGGTGAGCCATTTCTGACTTTCTTCCAGCTGAATCAGTTGCTTGCTGTGAACCAGTCACAGTTGCGTCTCTTGATGAGATTTGAGCCACATTACTAACTCTTGTAGTTGGTGCAGTTTGTGATCTTGCTAATTCAAAACCCTCTAATTGACCAGCTCCAGTTGCTGTTGGTAATGTTTCTGTTTGCCAATCAAAAACTACGTTGCTGATTGAATTTTTTCCGATTGAAGACATAAAAGGAGTAGTTTGTGGAGAGATGTTGTAAATAACATTACTTAACTGCTCTCTATTACCCTTAGCCTCGTATGTATCAAATGCGTTTGTTACTTGTGCCATGATATTTTCCTATGTTTAAAAGTTTATATAATTTGTTCAAATAATTTAGCCGCATCCTGGACTTTGCCAGTTTTAGCTAACCTTTGATGCGCTCTTTTCGCTGGTGTTGAACTTTTAGGTACATTTGAAGTGCCAGGTCGGGCGGTTCGAGCTGCCGCTTTCTTTTCAGTTGGCTTTACTTTAGTAGCTTGTTGTGTCTTATGTTGTAACCATGCGTTTCTTAAACCAAGTAAAACTCGGTAGTCGTAAACGCTGTCCATCTCTTGAGATGAATAGCCTAAAACATTAACACCATAATCCCGAATAGAGTTTTTTTCTTTAACTGCTATTTCGTTATCTTGCCATTCTGGAATTTGTGTTAGCAATTGTTCATTACCGTACTTGACGAACTTTTCAAGTTCTTCATGTTGCTTTGCAGCTTGTTCCTGTTGGAGTCTAGTTGCTTCAGCTTCCGCGGCTTGTAACCTTTGCTTCTTCTCATTCCATAAGTCTTTTTCACGGACATAGGCAATAGGATCAGTATCATAAAGTGCATTCCAATCTGGCTCGTTTCCTAACTCGCCTTTCAAAGTCGCTTCCAGTTTTGGTAACAACTGCGAATAAATTGCATCTTTTTGAGAAACCTCTTTTTGTTGAGCTTCAATAGCTTTACGCTGTTCAGCTAACTCTTGAGTTTTTCTCGTATAATCTCTTTGGCGACTGTATCCACTTTGGAGTTCTTCAAGCGTGACCTGGGTATCTTCACCATCTACTTTAATAGTATATAGCTGTGGTTGCTCGGACTCCTCTACTTCAACTTGATCTTCTTGAGGTTCGTCTTCATCTTCTTCAAAGTCGTCTTCTAGGTCTTCGTCTTCTTCAATGATTTCATCATCTTCAATGACTTCGTCTTCGTTGACTAATTCTTCTGATGGTTGTTCTAGTTCGTTTTCTGGTTGTTCCGATGGAGTCAAAAAACTTTCGAAAGATTGTTCTGTCTGTTCTAAATTTGTTTGTAAACCAATCGGCTTTGCGTTGTTGGTCATATTCATTCCTTAAAAATGTAAAGTAGTATTTTAACAATACTAAATTAAATTTTACACAACTTTATTCAATCTTCCTAATTGTGACTTTGTGATCTTACCCTTCTCTACTATTATTCTTAAATGTTTTTCTATTTCGGGTAAAAGTTTGATTGCTTTGTGTAAATTTTCTCTTTTATTTATATCACTGTCTTTGGACAATAACCATAAATTTATGTAGTCATCTTTAAGATTGTTTACAGCGTGTTTGAATGTTTCTGAGTTTAGAATTAACTCTGCTTCGTTTGAGTTTAAGATATCTTCTTGTGAGGGCATACTAACCTATGTTGTCTATTAGTCTTTGTAGTCCAGAATAATCAAAACCTTGATAGCCACTTTTACCAACTTCTTGTTGTGTGTAGCCTTGAGGCATTTGTGATGAATAGCTTTGACCTTGGCTAATCATATTGTCTACGTTAGAACCATCTGCGATTGATCTAGCATAATCCAAACCAGATGAATAAGTGTTATCTGGAATCATAGAATTAAATCTATTTAGTCCATCAATGTTTGTTCCAAAGTAATCATAAAAATCAAAATCCCTTATTGGACTTCTATCTCTGTCGTCATACTTGGACATTTCAATAGGCTCTGGCTCTGTGTTTGCAAATAAACCTTTTGGTATGTTTTCAAAGTTCATTCCTACTGGCCCAATAGTTTGTCCAGGATTAAAGTCTTCTTCTATAAAGTCGTTAGTAATACTAAAACCAGGCTGTCTATTGCTGGACATTTGGTTCGTTACTGCTGGTAGTGTTGGTACGTTTTGTATTTGTGGTGCATCTACAGCAGGAGTGATTGCATAAGATGGTATGTAGTTTAGATTGTTATTTAAGTGATCGTATCCTGGCATAATTAATTCCTAGTTAGCTATTAGTTTATCAATTTTTTCGTCTAATTTGTCTAGTCTGTCAAAAATTCTTTGCATGTCTAAATGCAAGTCTTGTTTGGTTGCGTAGCGTGTAGGTATTTCTTCTCTTGTTTTATTGACCAATATTTCAACCCTTTTGACATCAGCAGCGTTAGTGCGGATGCTGTATATAATAGGAACATAAACGAGAGTGATAATCGCGTTCCAAAATAAAATAGGGTTGTCCATCAATAACTCCAAATGTGTGGCCTTGGTCTGTTTTCTTTTTCTTCCGAGATGTCTAAGTGTATAAAACGAGCATCTCCTTTTTGATTCACACCAACGCCAGTAAATCCATAATCTTTAGCTTTTGATACTATGTTGAGTGCTTTGCTTCCTCTTACATATACATCAGCAGCCAATCCTTCTGCATGAGTACCTGGTGTTTTCTTTCTCGCTTCTATTGGATGTTCTTCGCATCTGTAACCAGATGTAATAATAAAAGGAAAACCCAGCTCAGTTCTAAGTGATTGTAACTTATTTATTAGTTCGTGTGAAATACCATTTTTACCACAATGTTTGCAAGCAAACTCTTCTTCTTTGAAGTTTTCCCAAGTCATCTTATATAACCTTTTACTATTAATTTAATCATTTTTTTTCTAACTCTTTTTTATAAAATTCTATTTCTGTTTTTAAAATTAATACTTCCTTTTCTAATTCTACTACTTGTTGCTCAAGTGTTCTAATATCTGGGAAGATATAGTTGTTTTGATTTCCTCTGAGGTTTCTAGTTTCTTGTGAGTTTGTATCTATCTTTTCGGTAATGTTGGCATAACCCCAAACTCCTAAAGATATAGCAACTACTATTTGTGCAAGGTAAGGAAGCGATATGCTTAAAGAAGATTTATCATCTACTTTGGCTATCTGGTTCATTATTTTCCAACGCCTTTTACCCTTTCATAAGATCGCATACCGCCAAGACCAAGCATACCCATAAGAACAGGTAGCATCGTTGATGTATCTGCTTGAGGTACAACAATACCAAAAGGTGCAGCGAGAGGACTGATTAAAAAGTTGACTGCAAATCCTGCAACACATATCCATGCTGTAGCTGGTCTCCAAGATGATTGAAACCAGTTACCCTTGGCTTCTTCTTTGTTAACTTCTATTTGTGCTTTAGCAATTTCATGGATGTGCTTTTGCGACATGGTTGCGATTTCATGTGCAATCTTTTGTTTTGTATCCGCGTCTGGAATAAACTTATCTAGTAGTTCGCTTACGGGTTTTATTAGTTTGTCTATCATATGTATATTTTTTGTGTAGGTTGTTTGCGTGTCGTTGGAACGACCACTCTAAAAACTTATCAAACCAACCAAACAATTACTTCTTCTTTTTCTTTTTAGGGAAACCAGCTTTCATGTTGGCGTAGGCTTTTTTAGAAATTGTAGATTTCTTTTTTGGTCTGCTTGTTTTAGCTTTTTTTCTTTTATTTATATTTTCATATAATGACATAGTATCTCCTTACCATTTTACTTTGTTAGCCCAGTAAGCTGCGGACAACTTACCCTCTTGCGATATTCTTGGCGTGTCTTGCCTTGAATGATTTTCTTCTTGCTTTGCCTTTTTCAGTCATTGGTTTTTTACCAGCACCGCTTACGCCCTGTTGACCAAAGCGAATTAATTTTATGGTGCTACCGACTTTTGCTAAGACAGCGTGTGACTTTGTTTTGTGGTTAGGGGTACGTTTAGGTTTGTTGTAACCAGCGAACTTTTCGCCTCTATAGGTTATTGCCATTATTTCTTTTTCCTTGGTCGTCCTCTTTTTTTGATAATTGGTTTAGGCTTCATCAAGCTGTCTAACCATTGCCAAGTTTTAATTAAATATTTTTTCATTAGTGTATCAATGTCTCCGTACAAGATATCAGCTCTGAGTCTGGTGGTATTTGTAGAAACACTCTTGCGACTCTTTTAGCTTCTTCTAAAGTTCTTAGCCTTAATGTCCGAACCAACATAAATAAAATCTCCATCAAGAAATTCTAAATCGTATATCTTATCCGATTGGTTGGTTGTTTCCATTTGTAAACATTCCTTGAGATTGATTCTTTGCTACTTGTCTAATAGCTTCTCTATCTCTTTCCATGATAGCGTTGATCTCTGCTACATTTACTTGCGTACCGTACTTAGCTTCTAGTTCAGCTATTTTTACTTTTAGATCAGCTTCATGTTCATCACGGTTTCTGTCGTCATCCATGATAATTTTCATTCTGTCTGTCTCTGCATCAATGATAGCTTTTTGTGCTAAGTTCTGTGCCTTCATTGCTTCTGCTTGAGCTAACATTTCTTCAGGAGAAGGTTTCTGATCTTGCGGTTGCTGTGGTGGCATTGGTGGAACGGTTGTGTTTATAAATGAATTAGCATCTTTGAAACCAGCCATTTCAATCATTTTGGTCAATGTGTTAGCGTACTGCTGTAGATTGAGTAAAGGATTATCAGGGCCTAGTGTTTGTAAGATTTGTTCTTGTTTTTGTGATAAGGCTGTTAAGACTTGGAACTTCTCTTCGTCAGATGATTTAGATATACCAACATTAATAACTAAGTCTTTGTCAGCATCCCAGTATCTAGGATCAATAGGTACAAACTCGTTGTTCAGTCTCATCATATCTTGACCTTCTTGGTGCTTGATAACAAGTGAGTTAACCAGTTTAAATAAATCTTTCATTCCGTCTGCAAAGTGTCTGCAAATAAGTTCTACTCTGCCTTGCGCACCAGACATAGTTGCCGATACTGCTTGGGCGGTAGAAGACTGAAGTGCGTCTGCGTTTAGTCCAGCGGAGGCTTTGGAAACGCCTGTGCGGTTCTCCTTGGCTTCGTCAAGATAAGACAATACTGGGAAGGCTTCTTTACCAACGAAAGGCACAGCGAAAGGCTGTACCATTCCTGGCGCTCTCATTCTAATAGGTTGTCCTATGTCGGTGTTAAGGACATCGTCAATATTAACTTGTCCTTCAACAATTCCCATTCTCGGGAAGATGGCGTGGCCTAGACTGTCAAGGGTGTCTCTCATTATCTGAGATTTAGCCGCTTGAATAGGCATTAGGTAGTCCGCAGGACATGAACCAATGGAGGTGTGAGGTTCAGGATCGGGACAGAAGAGTGTAATAGGTAGATCGTCCCAAGGTGTTGCGTTAACAATGTTCATCCCATTGCCTACAGTGCATACCCTAATCCTTTCATCTATACCATCGCCATCTAAATCATAAAAAACATAATGCTCTACATAGAGAACATTATTTTGGTCAGTTCTATCTACGCCAGAAAAATCAGCGTAAGGATTTCTTGCTTGTTCTTCGTCATAACTTTCTGCATCTACAGAGTCACCAGAACCAGCGTATTGTTCCATGTCTTCTTTGTTGTAACCCATAGCAACTAAGTCGCTTACAGTTTTTACCATGCGGTGTGCAACGTAAGGTGATGATTCTAAGTCTCTAGCATTTCTTGATATTAAAACTTCTTCAGGTGGTACTGCTTCTATAACCACTTGGTCTTTAGGTTTAATTCTTCTAATTTTAATGTCGTAACTGGCTGGTGTTTCTTGTGTAATCTGCTCACCAGTTTCAGGGTTTTGCAATGTCATGCTTTGCATTTCTACAGACTCTTTTATTACCTCTACGTTAGGATCAAGTATGAGTGCTTGGTAGGCTTCTGGAGAAATGTTTGTGTATTCGTGTGTTGATGCAGTAATACTGTCATCCCAGTAGGCTTTTACAAAACCAGTTTTTCTGATTAGTGCGTCTTTAAAAGCATCATACAAAACTTTGAATCCAGGATTCTTTTGCTGGATGACATAGTTAATGTAATCGGTTTGCTGTGTAGCAAGTTGTATGTCTTCAGGGCCTTTAGGTATGAACTCAACTATCTTGCTAGTACCAAAAAAGGTACGCATGATAGAAGGAAGCATAAACAGTACGCTGTCTCTAACGTCTGTTGATATGAACTCTGATTGAAGAGAAGATGTTGATCCAGGCTGACTGCCTAGATAGTAGTCTGTTGCATCTGCTCGTTGTTCACCAATTTGGTCAATGAAGTCTTTAGCGTCATCCATTTCGGATTTAAGACAGCCTTGTAATTTCTCTTCGTCATAAGACTCTTGTTGTTCGTCTAGTTGTTCAACTATATCGTCTTTATCATATTCCATAAATTTTTATCCCACTCGTATTATTCTTGATGTCAATGGTTTCTTGAAATTATACCCTAAAAAGTTCTCTCCTCCACTAAAACTTGCAGCCGAGGATGCCATGGTCAATGCAAGAGCATCTGCTTTGTCGGGCGATTTGATTCCTCTTTTTTTCATTTCATCCTTGGACTCTATTTTTATTTTTCCTGTTGATGTATATTTGTAAGAAGGCGCTGCCAATTCTGATACAAGCTCATCATCATTAGGAAGTCGGCAATTACGCAGCGCCAACCAATCCTTAATAGCAAACCATAACTCAGCTCGTAGGTTGAGATAGTTTTTCTTTGACGATGGTGACTCGGATACGTTGATACCTCTTACTGGTAAATTTTGTTCCGCTAGTCTATCTACAACTCCTGCACCAAGACCAATAACATCAATAAGTATTTCTTCTGGTCTTTCTATGACTGTGCAATCATCAAACTTATTTTTAATTGCACCGCATAATTGCATTAAATCCATAGATTTGTAAGTGTTAATTTCAAAAACTGTGTTGCCTTGTCGGACGCAAAGTGCTGAGTTGTCTCCACCAAAACGTGCTACGTCCAGTCCCCAGATGATTGGTGCTTTTGCAGTTAGTGATACATCTCTGTTGATTGCGTTTCTAGCAAGTTCCATTGGTATGACTGAATCATCATCGGAGTTTGGAAACTCTCCGAGTACCTCTACTCTTGCAACGGTAGAATCTTCACCGTACTGCTCTAGCATAGTTTGAAAAAGTTTTTGGTCAGTACCCTCTACAGTTCGTGAGTCTATTTGTTTTAGATTCCAGAACTTACGTTTAGATGTAAAGCTGTCGTAGAAAGGGCCTGAGTTTCTTCTGGGGTTGGAGAAGGTAAACCAGTAACGGTTTTCAGTTGGCTCGGAGAAGAAACCTTCGGAGACTGAGTAGATAGGAGCTGGGATACCTGATGCTTCATCCATAATTAAACATACACCGTATGATGAATGGATACCTGCAAACGCGTCTGGGTTTTCCTCGCTCCATAATTGTGCTTGGGCGTAGTAGTAACCAGTGTCTATTTTTAGATCTCTTTTGAGTGCTTCTTCAAACCAACCTTCTGGTTTAATCGTGGTGGCTGTCTTAGAGTACCAGTGATTGTTTATTGCTAGGGTTAGCCACTTACCTAGCTCTGCCCATGTTCTTGATCTGAGCTGTTGTTCGGTGTTGGCGGTTACGATTATGGTTGAGCCTAGTCGTGTGGATAGCATCCATAGTATTAGCCAGGAGACAAGTGCAGACTTTCCGATACCACGACCAGATGCTACAGCTAATCTAAACATTTCGGGATCAACACGTCCTTGGTTACGTTGGATGTGGACTGTCATTTTTTTTAAAATTTCTTCTTGCCACTTCCTAGGGCCTTCAAAGTCTTCAAGGGGGGTGTCCTTCTGTCCCCAGGGAAAGATAAACTTTACAAAGTTGTATGGATCATCTTTTATGTAGGGCGACCATATCTCGGTCATCAATTCCTTTTCTTGTTCTGCTCCGTATTTCATATATGTACCAGTATTAAAAATATTGCGATGTTGCCTACAGCACCAATGCTAAGTATTGCTAAGATTTCTCGTATTGCCTCTTTCATATTTTGCTCCAAAAAAAATTCAAAAAAATTAAAAAAAATTATCGCAACAGTTACACGTAATATACCCCGTGCGAAAAAATCAAGGGGGGGTATAAGCATCATATTTGTTGGAGCATCTAACAAATCTCTACTTATTGGCGAACCCTTGAACGCTGTTGCCATGAGGAGGAGCAACAACCGCCATTTATTTATTCTTTTTCTTGTCAGTCTGATTAATTACCAGGCTTTCCTTCTCCTTAGATGTTGTAGGTAAAGGATTTATTTCTGTTAGTTTCTTTTCATTCGCCATATATTTGCCGATTCTATCCTTTGCACCGCTTAGAACATCATTAAGGTTGATAGTTGCATGGACATTTTCGACTCGGTCTTTCCATGTCTTCGCATCTTGATTCTTTAAGTAAAATATCTGGGCGGTAACATTGCCATCAGTTGCCGAAGTGAACAGGGAAGTTTGTCACCTGGGCAAGTCCC